CAAAGATACGAAAAAATCCCGAACCTCCAAAGAAATTCGGGAAAATTTTAGCAAATTTTGATAGAATACTTTCTTTTACCAGTCATCTTCCTCTTTTGAAGCCATACTTTTTCTAAAGTTGGTAATGAATGCATATAAATCAGCCATTAGCCATTTAGCACCTCTTTCTCCTCTATTCATAGAATACTTTGGTACCTCTTCGACGGATTTGCTAGAATAACCGACATATCTTACAATCGATGGTTCTACTTTTATATTTATGTTATAGAGATTCCAGCGAATTCGTCCATCCTTGAATTTAATTTCAAGTCTACCATGCAAGTTTGAACATAATTGCCCCTCAAAAACTAATTGAGAAGGCGGGTTCTCAGACTTGATCACGCTTTTGGGGTCGTTATATGTACGACCTATCCACTCTTTTGCAAGCCCAAACAGTTGTTCTGCAGACCTTCCTTCCAAGGTGTCAACGGCTGTAATGGAATACAAACCATTTTCTTTTGAAAGAGAACAATCAACTAACACCGAGTCTGGAGAGGGATCGTGAGTCTCAAAATAACTCGGCTTGTTCTTTTTTGACCACCCAGGCTGGCTCATCAGAGCCAACACAAATACAATAATGATTTTCTTCATAATGCTAAATGATTACTAATACTTCGCTGCAAATATACGAAGAAAATACGATTAACCAAAGAAAAGAAGAAAAATTTACCACTTTCCACTCTTTTAGTCTAGCATCCAGCAAAATATCAGTTTAGAGGTCGATAAACAGGAAAGTCGCCACGAATGAAAAGAAAAACGCAGGCTGAATGACCGTTTACAGTCAGGCAGACAAGCCCCAAAAGTGGATTTCGCACAGAAATTCCACTACCGCGGCACGCAAAACCGCTGGCTCTGTGGAAGTTAGCGGTTTTGCGTGCCGCAAACGCCAGGCTGCAGCGCAAGCACACCCCCCACCGCCTATGCTCGGCTTCGACTTTCCTCTGAAACGATAGCGGAATATGTAAAGACTTATTACGAAAATTTGCATTAGGTGATTTTGCGCCCCACCGCCGAAATACGGGCACTATGGCACGATATTTGCGGTTAAGGCGGCTCTATGTGGATTATATTGGCATCGCCAACATATTCCGCATTGTGCCGGGGTCAGGGGTGGGGACTGACACTATCAGGCAGGCATGTGTATGAGGAGAATGTGCATACCTGCATATCCTTCCTCATTCTCTTGCCTGCCTACCTCTCTCCCTTCAGGGGTTACCATGGACGCCGTTGCGTCTTGGCCAGGAACATAGCCATGCACACATGTGCGCCTGCCCTACGAAGGCAGTCTATGAAATAGTCTGCCGTAGCGCAGGTAGTGCAGACGTCGTCTATGACCAGAATCTTCTGGCCTTTGACGATGCTGCTTATCCTGGTGTTCTGCATGATGTCGATTTTCGACCTGTCCTCGGAGAGGTGACGTTTCTCACGTGTAGAGAAAACCTCGATCCAGTCGAAGCCGTTGATGGCGCCAGTCATGCTGCAAAGCAGACGGGTGAACTCCTTATATCTACGGATATGCGAGTACCTGCTTGACGCAGGGATACATACGATGGCCACGTCTCTGAGGTTTACGAGGGACAGAGCCAGAGCCATGGAGCGCGCAGCCCATAGCTTAGCGTAGTTTCTTCCATCCTTGAAGTCAAGGACTCTTCTGTGGATCTCCCTTTGCTCGAAGGTAGATCTTTCCAGTCTCCTCTGTGGGACGTATTCGTATATAGCGTACTTCAGCATATCCGTAAGCATTTAGGTGAAACGAAAAGAGGCAGCCTTACGCTGCCTCCTGATTGATGTACTGCCCTATCATCTGGGCAGCTTTGTTCACGTCGGCCAGCAGGCTGACCAGGAACTTGGGATCCTTCTTCAGGCTCTTGAGCCAGGAGCCCAGGTACGCAGCGTTGTTCTCCTGAACACGCGTGTTGAAACCCAGCTGATGTCCCATCAGCGCAGCTGTGAGCTCAGCCACGAGCTCTTCCCTGGCATAGAGGTCGTCGCCGAACTCATTGCCTTTCTTCCTGTTCAGGCGGTCGTGAGTGCCTGTTGAGTGCGTCATTTCATGAAGCATCGTGGAGTAGAACTCCTGTCCGGATATGAAGATGTCCTCATCGGATCCGCCAAGGTTGAACTGCTGCTTCTCCGGCAGTGTGATGCTATCACAGCTACGGCTGTAGTAAGCCCCGTTCTGCTGCTTGCAGGCGATGGGGCACACCCATGACTGATTCTTCAGCATGGCATCCAGCTGCTCATTGGCATACATGCCATCCGTCCCCCTGAGCTCGGCTACGGTAAAGTTCTCCTCGATGAGCTTGCGTACCTTTTCTGGCTGTACGTCCTGAAGGTTCGTGTCCTCGATGTTGAAGACGTTGTAGTACTTCAGTACGGGATACGTCTCGCACTTATCCTGTTCGGCTCGTGACAGGTTCCTGTAGTCATCGATGGAGATACGCTTGCCGTGTGCATCCTTCACGTCGATCTTCCAGAAGAGCACCGGAGCGCTCTTGGCGCCTTTCCTGATGTGTGCGCCCAGCTGGTTAGCCTTCTTCACCGTGATATACACCGGGTATCTGAACTGCATCATCTCGCAGTGCATGTACAGGAAAAACTCGTTCATATAGCTGTACTCGCGCCCTGCGAAGGACAGTGGGCGACTAGATGCCTCTGTGGTGATCCACGTCTTACGCCAGCCCTGCTGGATGCTCTCGATGGTCTTTACCATCATCTCTGTGAACTGAGAAACGACACGCTCAGTACCGTTTTTCTTGTTGGAATTGTTCTCTTTCATAATGCTTTGAATTTAAAAGTGAATAATAGGGTTTCTGAAAATGCCAGTAGAGCACGGCCCTTTCTGTTAGCGGTCGATAGCCGCCCCTACTGGCTGAGAGTGTTTACATAGTAGAGACTTTTTTCTTCCGTGAGGCGATGGCGAACTTCAGTGCCTCGATGGTGTTTCTGGAGAGGTAGTTACCTGTGGACTTCTTCAGCATGAAGGCGTACTTCAGGGCTGCTGCAGCGTTCTTGCAGTATTTAGGCTCCCAGCCATCTGTGGTTATCATCCATACCATACCTTCTGACTTGTTTGACTTAACGAGCGTTGCGTTGATGAAATTCTTCTTTTCCATGATTCTGAATGTTATAGGGTTAGACATTTAAGCGATTTTGTAGATCTCAACATAGGTGATGTCCGTCATCTCCTGATAAGCGATTTCGTTGGCTTTTGCCTCTGCCTCCGATAATGAGGAAGCCTCGATTTCGAACTCCTGATAGTTCCCGTCTTCAGCGTTTATTACCACTTTGTAGAGCTGCTGTCCTTTTCTGCTGCGGTTGTAGGGGCGCGAGATGATTTCCGATGTCTGAGATACTGTTGTCATAATTTTCTTTTTTTTGAGTTAAACTTTGAAGCTGTTACCAGCTTTTGTAATTTTTACGTGCAATGAAGAGCCAACAAGGAACAGTCATGCAAAGACAAGGAATATCAAGGAAAATTAGTGGAATACCCTTTTTCTTTAGGCTTGCCGTTAAGAAGAAAATGCGGAAGGCTGCTGCTAATTTTGTGCGGATATAAGGAGCCTGTGACTGGTACTTGTCGGATGACGCTTGGGCTAACTTTGCAAAGGAAAAAGGATGAAAGCAGGTGACTTTTAGCGTCGAAGTCTCAGAAAAAAGTAAATGACAACGTCAGACACGGAAATCTGCGCCACCAACCCCGGCAGAAGAGGTCAGCAGCGGATGTGATAAGGTTAAACGCCGATGTCGGGAACTACCAGGAAGCGGTACGCCATGACTCATAGGAGGCTGTGACAAAAGCCAGCGCCACCATTATGAGATGACATACCAAAACAAAATGAGATCGGAAGACGCGCTGTCCGACCCCATTACATTCAGAAAAAGAAAACGATTCATCAGCAGAGCCCGTCATGCCAAACAAGTGTGATGCCATGCAGATGATAGCCACGGAGCGCAGGGAGCCTACTGCCCGAAGAATGAGACGAAGCCCCCGGACACCTCGCCTGAATAGAAGTCCTGCAGGTGCCTCTCCACACCGATGCACAACGTGTCGAAGGCATCAGAGCCGTCCGTACGGGCATACAAAGGATCTGTTTCACTCTCAGGCAGTTTCTCGGAGCGTTTGTCCTTCTTACCCAGATATACGCCAGCCGTCTCTATTGACAACAGAAGAGCCTCGTTGTTATCACGGTTGATAAGCACCTGATGAGTAGCCCTTCCGACAAACATACGGTTGATCAGCTGCTGCTTGTCGATATGGTTCATGGCACGACCGATGTATACCTCTTCGCAGAACCAGCCGTGGTCGCGCAGGAAGTTGGATATGAAGATGTAGAAGTCGTCGTTCTGATTGAGTGCGAAGCCGTTGCCCTTGAACGTGTGGTCGAAGAAGAAGATGACCTGTTTGGTACGGTGATGTTCATAGTAGGCGCAGAAGTCATCCATCAGCTCAGCCAGACGGCGCTCATAGGTCACGTAGAACGACTTGATGACACGTAGCTTTCCATCGGCATGAACCTGCCCGCACACGAGCCAGTTGATATTGTTGTTAACGTCAAGTGCGATCATCAGCGGTAAGTTCGGGTCCAGGTCAGCGTCCAGCCGGCAATCATTCTCGAAAGTCTTACCGTCCCCGAGGTCAGACAGGGACATCTTGGACTTGTTCGGAGCAGTATAAAGGTTGACATCCTCACGCATGGATCCATAGAACCCATCCTGAGCGATGGTGATGCGCTTGCACATGATGGAGGTAGCGAACACCAGGGGAGGCAGCTCACGCTTCATGCGTTTGATAAAATCTTCACCAAGGACTGCCAGGTTATATATCGAAGGCCTTTCCACATACAGATAAGCCTGTTTACGGAAGAAAGCCAGCTGTGCGTTCACCCTAGCCAGTTCGCGCTGGTAATGCTCATAGCGTTCCGGATGCTGCTCCATACGCTGCATGGTGAGCCACCTGTAATGCACCAGACCACCGATTACCTGAATGAGCTCCTTGTCCATGAGCTTCTCGTACTGCAGGAACCATGAGCCTTTTTTAGTCACGGGCATGTCGCATGTGATGGTGAGACCGTGGTGCAGCGGGCATTTCTCGAAGAACATCTCATTGCCTCGGTTTGTCTGGAATGTCTCATTTTTGAGTTTCTCATAGTCCACAAACTTTGCCTCGTCAATCAGCACATGGTCGAGCGACATACCGTTGGATGCGCCCTCACGGTCCTGTGTGATGATCTGGCACACGGAGCCGTTATAGAACCCGATGACATTCTCCCAGTTCTGAGGTGTGAAGATGGGATCCTTCCATTTCAGCGCCTTCCATGGTTTCTTACCGACGGTATAGTGAACATCACGCTTGAAGCCCCATCGCTCCCAGTGCACTAGGAGCGAGGGCAGCGTGGTGGTCAGACATTTCTTGTAGGACGGAGACACGAAGCCAGTGGTGCTTCCAGGCATCTGCTGGAACACCTGGATCTGACGTGTCGCGTCGATCATACCCTTACCCGTACCACGCCCCATCACACCGATAAGGTTGCGGGGCTGCAGCATCAACGGGTACATCTGCGCATCATTATAATATACTTTCTGTTTCTCTGCCATTCTCTTCGCTATTATCGGCTGGTGGCAACTCAACGAAATCAGCGTACTCGATGTCACCGTCGTATTTCTTCAGCAGCTTGCGTACCTTGCCTCTGAGGTCTGGGATTTTCTTTATGCCGATGACAGTAGGATCGTCCGTCGGAACGATCTCCAGCGGCACGATCTTATCATAAGCGAGGTCAGGAGTATCCTCCTTGTCTGTCATGTTATTCTTGATAAAGTTCTTCTCGATGGCAGCCACTGCCCGGTGATCGCCGTCACGCTTGGCAGCCTTGCGGTCATCCTCCAGCATCTGGTTGATGCGCCATCTCCAGAACTTCTTCGACGATTCCTGTAGGTTTCCAACTATCACCTTCAGGATCGTCATGTCATCATAGGCCTGTGATTCCCCCACTTTGAACTGGAGTATGTCGAATTCCACGATGTCACGTGTCGATTTAGAGGAGAAGCGGCACCAGTAGGTATACAGTGCCCTGAGCCTGACGACGCGGGCGATGACCTGCGCCGGCACATGCTCCTCCTGCAGCTCATTCTCATCGAGTGCAAGCCAGCCCTGGTATTTATCTATATCTACGGGAACGCTCATAAATCATTCATAATTCGTTTTAGATGAGTACGAAGTGCTTCTGCTGCTGCAGGTGATCCTGCTTTAGCCAGCTCCATGTCCATTTCACGCATCTCTTTTGCGGTCTGCGCCAATCCTTTGTGAAAAGCTGTCCATGCAGGGCTGCCCTCCGTTGCTATGTCATCCCGCAGCTCGTTAATCGGGATATCCAAAAGGACGCCAATCTCCGTAATAGGAGTCAGTTTGCTGGCTAGCATCCTGATCTCTTCCAGCAAGTTCTGAGAATAGTCCATTCAGTTGAATTGAGTTATCATCTACAAGTTCTTTGAATCCTGAGTATTGTTGCAGGAACACTTCCTGATTCGTCGTGATGATCGTGCATTCCGCACGGTCGCCATACGTCTGGTTTTGAGAGGAAATGACTGACACTAAGTGTGAATCATTTTGCACGAGTACCACTTTGGAGTGGTTCATTGTAAGGAAGACGCTGTCGAAGCACACCTGCATCTCCCTGTACAGTTTTACCGTCTTCTTCGAGACTTTCAGGTCTGCCAGCAGCACGGAGTGGGCGATGAGATCTTTCTTCCTCAGGTTATAGAACCCCCTGAGGAAGGCGTCTGATGTTGAGAATGTGGATACATACACATCAGCACGCCCGGTCTGCTCCAGAATCCAAGAGAGCAGACCAAGCGTGTGAAGCCCTTTGCCAAGATAGCTCTGTAGCGGGCACTTGGCAAGAGGTCTGAGGATACTATTCAGATTTCTTCCCTTCGGCATCAGAAGAGTTTTCTACAGGATTGACAATAGCGACATCAACGCTTGCGAGATCTTCCTTACGCTGTTCCGATAGGATAACACCGGCCTTCAGCAGGATGTTCACGCGGTCCTGGATCTTTACGCGCAGATCTTCCAGCTTTGCCTTCTGATCATCGGTGAAGTCAGGTTCCTTAGCCTCCTGCGCCAGCTCTTTCAGCTGAGGGAGGTAACGGGAGATGTAGGACTGTGCGTAGTCAACCATCTGCTGTTCGTTTTCAGGATGTGCCTCCCCCTTGGTGACAGTTACTTGCTCATCCAAGGTACCCCGGAAGTCATCATAGCGAGCCATGTCACGCTTGTAGGCGTACCACGCCTCCTTCAACACCTTTAGATGCTCGTAGAGGTCGCATGGCGCATTGAGTGTCTTGCAGAGCTCGTAGGTTGCCTTGATCTTCTTCCATCTCTCAGCGTTTATTTCCCACAGTTTTTTAATTTCATCAGGAAGATTGTCATGATCTGGTCGCTTTCCGATACTCTTTGCTTGTGGGTAGATAGCATACTCCTGTCCTTCGATGAAAGGAAGGTTGTCATCTTTCAGTTCCACGCCTGCAGCTGCAGAGATGTGAGGCATCACGACTGCAGCCATTTTCTTCACATCATCGAGAGAGTAGCCATCCAGCCGTATGTCGATGTGCTTCTTGATCTCATACTCCAGTTTCTTCAGCATACGCTGCGGTGTTCGCAGGATCTGCTGATAGAGGACGCGGTTACGGTTGAGCTGCAGCAGCAGTTCTGCGCCCTTTCTGATTGACTCATCAGAGGTATGGTCGCCTTTGTACCAAGCCATCAAAGCCTCAGTAAATTTAGGATCTAACTTTGCCATAATCATTATTTATTATAAAACGGGAGGTCGGCAATGACGCCAGCCTCCCGCACACAACTTATATGAAGAATTCCAGACTATCCTGCAACTGCAGTATCAGTCTTGCCGTCGATATCTCCATCTTCGGTAACCAACACACCTTCGTAGAAGGGAGCCGGGTTGATGTCTGATACAGAAGCGTTGATGGTAGTCTGTGCGGTATCCGTCACAGCCTTACCGGCATTCTGGGACAGCTCGAACTGAACGCGGAACATTTCATTACCGATGATACGGATGGCACCGCCGCGCTGCGGGTAGGCAATCACCACATCATCATTATTAAGCAGAGAGATAAGAGAAGAGACCTTCTTCTCGGTACCAGGAAGAACGAGGCTAACGCGATTGAGGAAGCTACGGCTACCCTCAGAGCCCTGACCTTCGCAAGAAGGCTCCGACTCACCCTCGATCAGTTCTACTTTCTTCCATTTCTTATCAGCAGCAAGAACGAAGGGATCCTTGATGACAACGACATCCTCCATTTTCTCAGCTGCAGTGCCCTTCACCTTTGGGAAGGTCACGATATCATCACGACGGATCATGTAGAAGTGCGGGCGCATGCCAGGCAGAGAAGCCTGACCGACGCAGAAACCTACATTCTCGTACAGATCGATATCACTAGTGCATTTGCTTGACATAATGTTTCACTTTAAAAATTACTACTATCCATTACCGTTGCCTTCGCCGTTACCCTCGCCTTCACCAGCGCCAGGTTCCTGAGAACCGCCACCGGCGTTTGCAGGATTCTGAGAAATATCGAAAGCCTGCTCCTCGTCGAGGTAATCAACACCGTCGAGACGTGCTACGCAGAGCATTTCCTTATTGATAGATCGATACTGCTCACCATAGAACATGTTGGCGATGAAGTCAACATCATAGTGAGATGTCAGCGACTTCTCGCAAAGGAAGTTCTCATCCTGTGTGCGCTGGTTCCACAGCGTCATGATGTTGTTCTTCGGTGTCAGTGAGAGATAGTTGTTAGGCACGTTAGGCAGTGCCACAAGCTCAACACGGGGTGCACCTTCGAGGTGAGCCTGCTCGTACTGACGGTTGTAAGGCAGTGCGCCATGGTTCATCTGGTATGCCTCCTCATAGCAGTGCTTCATCCAGTCGCTCATAAAGAGCTTCAGGCTCTGAGCACGGAGCTTCTTATCAACACCCTTCCAGCCTGCGGCTACGTTGCCCCAGTAGAAGTCCTTCAGCAGGTCTTCGGCGTTCTCTGGAGTAACAGCCTCGGGGAGAGTATAGAGGTTACCGATCTCCTTTGACAACTTACCAGCCTTGATCTCGATGTTCTCCAGCTCACAGAAGCCGTTGAACCATTTCTTAGTCTCGGTGGTGTTTGTCTCATCGCGCTTGGCGGTCCACATAACGTTGAACATGTTCTCACCCAGCTGCTTCATGATGTAAGCGCAAACACGCTTTACCCAGGGCACGTTCTTCAGGCCTTCGCCCTTGGTCACGTCACTGCCCCAGAGCGTCTTATAGATGCTGATGGGGTCGATAGGTTCGATGCAGTTTCCAAGGAAGGTCTCCAAAGTACGCTGATCAATATTGATAGCGCCGTTGCCCTTCTTGTACTTGTCGAAGTTACCCATCTGGAACTTGCCACTCATCTCGTGGATATGCTCCTTATAACGGATGCCGTCGGCAAAGCCCATGTGCTGCATCGCCATCTGCATTGCGAACATCGGCATCACGATCAGCTCAGTGCGGTACTTCTGAAAGCCATCCTTCAGAGCATCAGGAGTGAAGGTTGTCTTCGGATCAACCACAGGCTGACCAGCGTTCAGAAAATTTTTGTCTGCCATAGTTAAGCTCCTTTAATAGAATTCCACAACTCAGCGGCACCGTTGAGACCTTCATCCTCAACCTTGGTACCACTATTACCAGTCTCACCAGCACCACCCTTCAGGTC